CGGGGTAATGGTGAGTGACATTCTCTAATTCATTTGATAGGTAGTGGATTGCTTTACTTAAGTCTTCAATAGGATTTCCGTCTGGATTACCTACTGTTTTTTTATGACCAGCTCTGCATACATATTTCACTACGTTACCAAGGTGATAGTTCAATCCTTGATCCCTAATGAAATCCCAGACTTCTATTGATCCCCTATTGTAGTACGGGGGACCATAGGATGGGTCGTTGGCGGTCGTAGTCATAGTCTTCGTGTTGTAGTATCTTTGCAAGCCTAGCATTTAATAAAGCATCATCGTCTGACAATCCTTTATCATTGTAAGCTTTACACACAGCAGGCCAAGGCTCTGCATGTTTATTAAGGATATCTGAGGCACGTTTGACTCCTATTCCAGGGCAGCCTGAGTACCCATCAGTAGGGTCACCAGCCAGGCTCTGAATTAGATGCCATCTGTCTCCATCTTCCTTAGTGATTTCTTCTACGTCATTCGTCATGTCCCATAGAACACCAGGAATCTGACGCATATCTTTATCAGGTGAGACTATGATGTGTTCACCTATCGTTCTGGAATAGTGTGTTGCATCTATCCCAAGAGAATCATCTGCCTCTAGGAAGGGCCTAACAACAGTGTTATAATTATTGCGGCAGTGATTGACCAGCCGTTTATACCCCAGGGGCTTGCGGCGGTTTCGGTGGCCCTTATAATCCGGAAAAATTTCTTTCCTAAAATTCTGAGGACTTGAAAAGTATAAGATGATTTCATCATCCATCATAGCGGTTTGTATCTTTTTTAGCTCACGCTCAAACACCTTTAAACAGTCTTTGAAGTTAGATTGCGCAATAATTACGTCATTTCCAAAATCAAGGGACTCTTCAGTGGCTTGTGCTGATTTGTAAGCTACATAATCTGTATCAATTAATAGCATTGTTAGCTGTTTGTAGGTACCGAATAGCGTTAAAAAGTCCATCTAAATTATCCCCTAAACCACCTATTGAGGTATTACATTTTTTACAAATGTACCCTCTAAAGGTTTCTGTTCGAGGATCATGGTCAAAACACATACCAGCAATACCCTTGTCATGGGTCATATTTACACCACAACAAGCGCAAGGTGTACCTTCAGGTGGTCTATGTTTTTTAATAGCAGAGAAGTGTCTAACACCATAGGTATTTTCTATAGCATTAGCTCTATGAACCTGAATAGAATTGTAACATTTGTTACACATCTCTCTGTAATATAGCTTACCGTAAGAATTTCGCTTACCAGTAAACTTTACATCAGGTTCAGATTCTCCGCATTTAGTGCACTTCCGCCCAGTTGTTTCCAATGTTAGCATCAGCTTCAATAGGCAGTCGTAGTTTATAGTATTCACCAGCCTCAAGAGCTGAGTGTTTACAGGCCCTAGCGATCTCATCACACGATGATGGTGGTGCTCCTAGTACCTGCTCATCATGCACAAAAGCGTACCTTTCATGCTTGATATCATAGATCCATTCATTAGTAATCAATAACCAACGCTTCGCAACTACCCCAGCTGATGACTGAAGCAAGAAGTTTAGGGCCTTGTGTCCTTTGTTAACGCAGATATAACGACCGTCGATGGAACGGATCTTACCAGATTTAGAAACTTCTTTGGCAGCATTAACAAGCTTTTTAAGACCTGGAATGGCATCCATAAAAGCTTTCCTAATCTCCTTCCCCTTTTCCGTCGCCTTTTCCGTTGAGAGCTGACTGTCATACGACGTACCGATCTTCCGATCGCCGGCCCCGTATAAAAAGGCATATTGGACGGTTTTAACTTGCTTGCGCGAAATCCCGATCTTGTCTGCATTTACTTGGTGAATGTCTCCGTTAAGTAAGATGTCTGCATACCTACCATCGTCGTAACGAGCTAGATAATGAGCAAACATTCTAAGTTCTATACCTGCAAGGTCACTATCTACTAGTTTCCATCCAGGTTTTGTAATGAATAGCTCACGGCAATCAGCATCGCTGCTTACCTGGGCTAGATTTGGCTTTGAGTGAGCCATTCGGTGCGTAGCTGCACCTATAAAGCAGGAGTGGTGAAGCCTGCCATTCTTGACCAACTTTAACCATGCATTGCTCCCTTGGGATAACATTCCGAGCTTCTTCTGTAATACCAGTATCTCGTGAAAGATCAATGCCTCCTTTGAGCCAATCTCTTTGAGGACTACCTCATCGATAACAGGTTTCCCTGTGGCTGTTAATTTCTCTGGTTTCCAACCATCTCGTTTCATTAACCATGCTATATGGTCTCTGCTACTTGGGTTGAATTCCTGCACACGTGTCATCGGTGCATCTTTAGTGTACCCTAACGTGCAATTATCACGTTTAGGTGTCCATTCCCCTTTAGGTATGAAAGCACAAAGGCTCTGAGCCTGCGCTCTAAGCGCCTCTAAGCGGGTCAAAAGGGTGTTCTCTAGCTCTTCAGCCTTTCGGGTATTAAAGGGCCATCCTACGCGCTTCTGGTCCTGCATCATTTCAGCGATGCGGTGCTCTAAAACTAAGGGTTCAGGTATTTCTGGAAATGCTGCCATAGTTTAGTTAAAACAATAACGTCTTTTTTGCAGTATTCCTGCATTTCAGGTGACCATTCCTGCCAATCAGTGGTCTTAGCAAACTCACCTTTGAAACATCTAAGACGGTAACCCCAAGCTTCAAGGCTATGTGATCCATATAAGCGTAGTGGCATGAATGACCACTTACGTTTATCATCTATATCATAGATGTTTGGATGGAAATAACGACTAAGAATCAATGTATCCCAGTGAGGTGTCATCAATTCTCTGAAGAAAGGGTAGTGTTTCTGTAGTTGAGGTACATCATAATGAATACCATTATGTGAAATGATATTACTAGCACACATTAATCCCTGAATACCATTACAAATGGAATGGCTGCCCTGCATAGGGGCATCTTCTTTAATGTCGTAAGTACCATCCCCATAGGGCTCATCATTATATTCCTCAATGATGCCATTGTCTACGTCTTGTGTGACTATACAATGGACTCGTTTAGAATCAAAACCGTCTGTCTCTATATCAAAAGCTATGTTGTACGGTTGTTTGGTTTCCATTCGTAGGTTTTATCAACAAACTGAGCACGTTTAACCGCCTCAGATGATGGTGGATTGGGTCTGTTTAGGTATTTATACCATGGATGTACATAGCCTCCGTCAAAAATCTGTGGCTGGGTTGAACTCTGGTCCCTTAATTTCATGTTCAGTAAAACGACATGTGTTTAAATCATAGCCTAGTTGACATGCGACCCCGACCTCGCCTGAATAGCGATTCTTAAGGACTCTAACAGTCGTAGGCTTTCGTTTATCTCCGCTCTGCTGATCGACTTCGAGGGCAAGGACTTGATCAGAAATTTGAGCGATGGAATGAGATCCTCTAAGCGAGGACAAACTAATACGTCCTCCTTCCTCGTGAGCGTTTTTGTCATTGCTCGCCCTCCTTAAATGCGAGACTAAAAATAAAGTGATGCCTGTTCGTTCTACGAGTGATCGTAAACGAGTCATAGTCTGGTCTATCATTCGACGTTCATCACCGTCTAGTCCACTTAGTAAGATACTAATATGATCTAGAATAATGATTTTACAGTCAAGTCCGGTGGCAAGATATTCAATCCTGTTATAGATTGTGTCTGGATCAAAACTTCCAAAGCCGTCAAAAAGATAAAGATCATAATTGGCAATAGAGTCCAGAAAATGTTGCTTGAGTCTTGCTGGCTCATGTTCTCCTATGTGTAGTGGTTCGCCCACCGCACAGGACATTATTCCAAGGGCGGTGTTTCTAGTTCCTGCTTCAAGTTCCAAGATGCCAACCCGTTCCCCTTGCTGTAGCAGGTGAGTTGCAATGTAACGGCAGAATGACGTTTTTCCGGAACCAGTGCCCGAAGTAATCGTGATAAGTTCTCCATACCGGATCCCGTGTAGTTTCTCGTTAAGTCCTTTGAAAGGGTACTCATGAATGCATTTTAAATTAGGTGTGGTTACTAGGTTTTCTAACGACTTTGCATCAATAATTCCATCAGGACGGTACGCTTTTGCGTCATAGATAGCCCTTCGAATCGCTTCCATGTCTCCTTGTTGAAGAGCATCAGAGGCGTCCTTGTACTTTTCCAATCTCGCAATCTTCGCCTTGCCCGGAGGTAATAAAGCAGCGCAGTCTTGCGCAGCTTGTATTCCTGCATCGTCGTTATCATAGAAGAATACAACGGTTTCATAACCTTGACATAAATCAATTACTTTTTGGATATCTTTCTTTGCCGCAGCGGCTCCGTTTGGAATAGACATATGAGGCCAGGTAGGCATCGCAGCATATCCACTAGCGGCATCTAGTTCTCCTTCATAGATAGTTAATCGTGTCCCTGTATCAGGGAATAAGTTCTGGCCAAACAATTGATGGTCAACATTATCGCCTTCCATCCAGAATCGTTTGTCCTTGGTCTTTACTTTGGCCGCAACTACATTACCACTCTTATCGAAATAGTGCATCCTTAAGGTGTCTCCATCTCTATGGATGCGGTACTTGCGGCACTGCTCTTCCGTTAAGCCACGCTTTTTGAGCGCAACTGGTGTTCCTTTGAGCATAGCTCTTTTAGGTGCTGTGGTTTGATGATAGTGGTCTCGTTCATCTCCAGGTTCATAATTGTGGCAGACAAAACAATAAGCATGTCCGTCAGTGTAGCGGCTGTTACCGTCTGAGCTACCACAAGAATTACAGGGTTCATGATGTAGGAATTCCGAGCCATTCTCTGGGTATTGCATAATAGGCACACCAAGGGAATCCGTTTTTATCGGCCCACTTGGCGTAAGTGGTCTTGGAGTGTTTGGATATTTTATTATAGGGTGCTTGAAAAACAAGGCGAATATCTAGATCGGGGTTCGCTTTCTTAACTGCCTTCATCTTGCGGCGTTGGTCAGGTGGAAAGTACCCCTTCGCTTCAAGATATATATTCCCAATTTTAAAATCAGGTACGTACTTATGTTCAATGACATACTCAAACCATGTAGGCTCATACGTATATTCGATCTTTAACTCATCTAATAATTCAACAACCTGTCTTTCAAGGCCACTTCGCATTTAGAAATCCTCATCAGGTTCAACTGCTGTCTCATCCTGAGTAGGATTAGGTTCAGCTACCTTAAAGCCTTTAGACTCGCCGAACAATTCGACTGCATCCTCAGCTGTGAGGTTACCTTCATCCTTTAGACCAGCTCCGGCATTGAGACTGATAACCTGAATACACTTCAGCTTAACAGACGTACCAATATCCCCAGCAGGTAATAGGTAAGGCTTCTGAACAAATGCTAACTTAACTTTACTACCACTATAAAGTGGCGTATCTTTATCTGATATTAATGTACCTTCTGTATCGACAACAGTTGGTACTAACTTGTCGTCTGGTTTCCAGCTGAATCTGATCTGATACATGTCAGGATCGTTCTCTAGCTGCTCCCAGGCAGGGTGCTTCACTGTCATCCTCTTCGGATTCTTGTGCTTGCTCTTAGCCCACTCTAGGCAGCTCTCACGCTCTTCCTCCAATTCATCCACAAGGGACTTAGGGATCAGAGCTACAAGCTTATGTCCCCACTCACCAGGAGAGAGGATAGCTTGGAAGCCTTCTAGTGTGACCGGAGTCTTTGTAATGTGTGTTTGCATTAGCAAAAAAAGTAAGTGGAATCATTGACGACATCACAATCTAGTGTGCCGACAATGGGTGGCGGTTCGGTTGCTTGGATTGTTTCTCCAAAGCGTGTAAGCCAGCAATCACTTGTGAAAATTCCTCTGTAGGTTTCTCGCACAAGCTTGTTGAGTGTTCCCATGTCTCCTGCTCTTGTAAGAACAGAGTCGTGGATAACTGTAAATGGTTCATCAAACTGTTGAAAAGAACAGTGCAAGATGGACGCATCGAGAGAATGTATAAAGTTAGGGGCAGTACTAGATTTGTGACGTAGTGGACAGGGTGTACCCTTACCGACAGTCAATGTAACCTTAGTCTGTCCTAGTAACTGTAACTTCAATCGTTTTGTTTCTCGTTTATTGCGTTCTTGGTTGACGACAAAACCAGAAGGTGTTGTCCATTCAACCTCAGTAGCACCATCTCTGATGTACTGACCTACGTGCTTTTTAATCCAACGCATTACTTGCATTGGTCCAGGCACTATAGCATCCATTGAAGAGTAGACAGCATC